AATAAATGGAAGGACTAAACATTGATAATGTTCTGCTCCCTGAAGAGATTGAAGGTCTCTTTGAAGGAGGGCAAGAGCAAGAGGAACCTACAGGGACTCCTTCCCCTGAAGAAGAAAAAGAAAAGAAGGAGACTACTGAGGAGGTGGATGCCAATAATCTATTTCCAGAGAGCGTAGGTAGTGAAGAAGAAAAAGAACACAAGGAAAAGGAAGATACCACACCTAAAGGTGATGGTTCTTCTCCAAAAACTGACTTCTACTCTTCCATTGCCAAAGCCTTGAAAGAAGATGGTATCTTCCCTGACCTTGATGATGATACAGTCAATGGGATTAAAGACCCTGAAGGACTGCTTGAACTTGTAAAGAAGCAGATTGCTGCTGGTCTTGATGAAACTCAAAAGAGAGTTAATGATGCCCTTGAAGCAGGTGTAGAACCTGATGCAGTGCACTACTATGAGAGAGCAATCTCTCAAATGGATGACATTAAAGAAGAGGACATCACTAATGAAGAAACTGGAGAGGAACTCAGAAAGCAGCTCATCCTCAGGGACTTTATGAACAGAGGCTACTCAAAAGAAAGAGCCGAGAGGGAAGTCCAGAAATCACTCAATGCTGGCACAGATGTTGAGGATGCTAAAGAGTCTCTTGTAGAGATTAAGAAGTTCCTCAAGAAGCAGTATGAAGACCTTGTTGCCTCAGCTAAAGAGGAGACAGAGAAAGCAGAGAATCAGAGGAAGAAAGACCTTGAAGACCTCAAGAATTCTATGCTTGATGACAAGGAAGTTTTTGGTGACCTGAAGGTTGACAAGGCTACCAGACAAAAGGCACTTGATACAATCAGCAAGCCTGTCTGGAAAGACCCTGAGACTGGTGATTACTACACAGCACTTCAGAAGTATGAGAAGGAAAACAGACTTGACTTCCTGAAGTATGTAGGACTCATCTTCACACTTACAGATGGATTTAAGTCTCTGGATGGCCTTGTTCAAGAAAAGCAAAAGAAAGAAGCAAGGAAGGGTATCAGTGCCCTAGAGAAGGTTATCAACAGCACTCAGAGAACTAATGATGGAAATCTACAGTATGTCACAGGTGTTGATGATAAGGAGTCTTATCTAGGCAAGGGGATTACCCTAGACATTTAACATACTTTATCTTAATATTCAAAATTTATGGCTGGAAAACTAAGTAAGTTTCAGATGGTAGGCTTTAACCATTGGAAGGGCCTCACAAAGGAGAACCACCTTGGTTCTATTTTTGGTGCTGCTCCTCAAAAGGCTACTAATCTGATGGTTCAACTGCTTGCCTATTACAGAGGAAAGACTCTTGACACCTTCCTTAATCAGTTCCCTACTAAGGAGTTTGAGACTGATGATGAATACACATGGGATGTTATTGGGTCTTCAAGAAGAAACATTCCTCTTGTAGAGGCCAGAGATGAGGATGGTACAGTTGTTACTTCTGAGACTGACCATAACATTGGTGCAAACACTGCTCCTTTCTATCTGGTGTTCCCAGAAGATTGGTTTGCAGATGGTGAGGTTATTGTAGGTAACCTCAATGAGGTTTACACCTTCAGAATTCTTGGTGATGCAAGAATGGAAGGAACCAATGCAGTTTACAGAGTGGAGCTCATGGGTGGAAACACTAAGGGTGTCCCTGTGGAAAGACTGCTTGCTGGAGAGAGATTCTCTGTAGAGTATGCTCCAGTAGAGAAGGAACTCTCTAGAAAGGTTGGTGATGTAAGATTCAGCTCAACTGTTTCTATGAGAAATGAGTTCTCTACCATCAGAATTCAGCACAAGGTTCCTGGTTCAATGCTTAACAAGAAGCTTGCTGTTGGTGTTCCTATTGTAGAATCCACTGCTGATGGAAAGCAGAAGAAGGGTACTACAAACATGTGGATGCACTATGTTGATTGGGAGGTTGAGTGCCAATTCTCAGAGTACAAGAATAATGTTCTTGCCTATGGTACTTCTAACAGAAATGCCAATGGTGAGTACATGAACTTCGGTAAGTCTGGTAATGTCATCAAGATGGGTGCTGGACTCTTCGAGCAGATGGAGGTTGCTAATACTATGTATTACAACAAGTTCTCCCTCAAGCTCATTGAGGATGCTCTTTATGAGCTCTCAGCTTCTAAGCTTGATTTTGGTGACAGATACTTTGTAATCAAGACTGGTGAGAGAGGAGCTGTGCAGTTCCACAAGGCTGTTCTTGATACAATCAGTGGTTGGACTCAGTTCACTTTCAATGGTGATAACCTCGGTGTTATCAGCAAGACTTCTTCTAACCTCCATAGTAATGCTCTCTCTGCTGGATTCCAGTTTGTAGAGTACAAGGCTCCTAATGGAGTTAGAGTGAAGATTGATGTTGACCCATTCTATGATGACCCTGTTAGAAATAAGGTTCAGCACCCTGATGGAGGTGTAGCATATTCTTACAGATATGACATCCTCTACATTGGTACTATGGACCAGCCTAACATCTTTAAGTGCACTGTCAAGGGACAGCCTGAGCTTAGAGGTTATCAATGGGGACTCAGAAACCCTTACACTGGACAGATTAGCAACAACAATATGTCCTATGATGAGGATAGTGCAGTCTTCCACAGAATGGCCACACTTGGTATCTGTGTTCTTGACCCTACAAGAACTATGTCTATTATCCCTGCAATCCTGCAAGGCTAATATACAAATTAAGGGGGAGGAGTAACCCTCCTCTCCCTTTTCTTTTATCTAAACAATTTTGGAGATGGCAAAAAAGGAAGAGAAAGTAGTGGATGTCAATCTTGATGATATGAACATCCCTATGGTTGAAGTCCCCTCCCCTGCAAGGGAGGAAGAAGCTCCTGAGGCTGGCAGAAAGAGTGCCCCTCAGAGAAATGCTGAGGAACTTGTGAGTTGCCTCAGAAATGAAAGAATTATTGTAAGACATGTTCCTAAGGACAATGGTATGATTACCAATCCTAAGCATGTTCTTGCAGGAGGAATGGCTGAAACAGCTGTCAGAATCTTTACAGTGCCCAGACTTTCATCTGGACAATATGTAAATCCTCTGACTGATGCTGAGAAGGCCTACCTTGAGGAGATTATGGGGCTGGAGTACAATGCTCTCAGCATCTATAAGAAGAAGGATAATTATTGGGATAATTACCAAGTCAGACTGACCAAGGCAGACAACTACCTTGACCTCTCTAGTCCTGATGATTACATCAAGTATAAGATTCTTCTTGCCAACAAGAATCAAATTGCAGATTCTATTCAAACTCTGCAAGACAAGCCTAAGGCTACTTATCAATTTGTGATTATTGCTGAGGGCGAAGAGAGCAGAACTGCAAAGACCAATATGAGCACTACAATGAAGTGCTACAAGGAGTTTGGCAAGATTGAAAATGAGATTGATGTTCTCAGAACAATCATTGAGACTATTGATGGCAGACCTACTTCTCCTACTGAGAAGCTGGAGTTCCTGCACAGTAAGATTAACACTCTTATTCAGAATGACAGTAAGCTGTTCCTCAAGGTTATCACTGACCCTCTCCTCAGTACCAAAGTTCTTATTAAGAAGGGAGTAGAAATGGGAGTAATTACAAAGAGAGCCAACTTCTTCTACCTCAAGAGTGATGGAAGTCCTCTATGTGGTAATAATGAAGAGCCTACTCTGAGTGTTGCTGCTAAGTTTCTCAACCTTCCTAAGAATCAAGAACTTAAGCTTTCTATTGAAGCTAAACTGAAGTAGAAAACAATATGACAACACAGGAATTTTCAAATGAATTTGACATCCTTTACAACAATGTGATGTCTAATCAAGCTCCAGGACTTAATGAGTATGAAAAGTCTGTGTTCCTTACAAAAGCACAGAGTGAGATTCTGAAGAACTACTTCAACCCTCAAGGCAATAAGTATGGTCTTGGTTTTGATGATAGTGCTAAGAGACAGATTGATTTCTCATCTCTGGTAACAATCTGTGAACCAGTTGAGCAGGCCAATCCTCAGGCTGGATTTATCAAGTTTGATGAAAGAAGTAAGCTCTACACAATGCCTGCTGACATTATGTTCGTGCTTAATGAGACTGCTCTGAATACTGCTGATGAATGCACAAGGCTTATCAACATTGTTCCAATTAGCTTCCAAGAGTATGCAAGGCTAATGTCTAGACCTTACAAGCAGCCCCAGAAAAATCAGGGCTGGAGAATCTTTAGGTCTAGCAATGGAGTTGACATTCTTTCTGAGGTTGTTATCAAATATAATAGTACTATCACAAACTATAAGGTCAGATATGTCAGAAGACCTCAGCCTATTGTGCTGGCTGACCTTACAGATGAATACTCTAGTGTATCAATTGATGGAGTGACTACAGTCACAGAGTGTGAGCTTGACCCCATTCTCCATCCTGAAATTCTTCAGAGAGCTGTAGAGCTTGCCAAGGCAGCCTACACTGGAGAACTTAAGGCCACAGTTGAACTAGGACAAAGAAGTGAGTAATGACTACTGAGGAATTTTCAAATGAATTTGATACCCTCCTTGATGCTTTTGGGGCTAAATCAGCCTATGGAGATACTGGTTCTGCTCTACACATCGAAGTAGATGAGTATGAGAAATCAGTTCTCCTAACAAAAGCACAGGAAGAGGTTGTTATCAATCTGTATAGTGGAAGAAACAGCTATGGTCTTTCCTTCGAGGAAACAGAGGAACTCAGAAGATATCTTGAGTCTCTTGTGAAGACTGCCTCCCCTACTACTACACAAGGAGATGGGGTATCAGAGAACTCAGTATTCTATCAACTTCCTTCAGACCTCTGGTTCATCACATATGAGTCTGCTAAGTTTGGAAATGATGCTACTTGTGCTGCTAACAAGATGGCCTTGATTGTACCAATTGCTCAGGATGATTTCTGGAGAGTTAGTAATAATCCTTTCAGAAAGGCAAGCCAGAGAAGGGTACTCAGACTAGATTGTGGCAATCATAAGGTTGAACTTGTGACAGCTTACAGTATCAACAAATATACTGTGAGATATATGGCTAAGCCAACACCAATTGTCCTTGAGAACCTTGAACCACCTCTTTCAATTGATGGTGTGAACACAAGAACAGAGTGTACACTTAACAGTGCTCTCCATAGATTGATACTGGAGAGAGCCGTGGAAATGGCAAAGAAAAAACACGGTACAATGAACAATCAATAACAAGTAATTTAATATTAAGTTATTTATGGCAACTTTTAGTACAAATCAAGCTAGACAGCTTTTCGTAGGTAACAGCATCGCTGCTGGAGATACTGCTGCTGCTATTAAGACAGCTTTTGCTGCTGGTGGTGCAGGAATGATTGCAGTTCCATTTGCTGCTTCTGCTGCTGATGAATTCTATGTACTTGCTAAGTCAGGTCTTGGAGAAACCCTCAGAAGTGACCTCATTAAGTCTGCAAATGTGAAGTCTGTTTCCTATGCAGCTGCTGCTTCTCTGATTGGTAAGAAGAAGACTCATGTCATCACTCTCAATTCTGAGATTCTTGACACCAACAGCAAGGTTCCTGCTGGATATGACTATATCCTTAGAGTGTCCTTCGACCACTTCGTGGGAATGACTGAGAATGACACATACTACAAGTATGGTCAGGTATATCCTACTTCTGCAATGACTGCAAGTGACTTCTACAAGGCTCTTGCTCTCTCTCTTGCAAAGAACATCAGCAAGGATGCTAAGCTCAACAAGCTTATGGACATTGCTCTTGGTACTTCAGGTGATGATGTGCCTGTAACTCCTGACACTAAGGCTGCTTCACTGACTGGAACCTATACTTCTGTTAAGCTCTCTGAGGCCCTTCAAGAGTGGCATCTTGGAACTATGGAAGCTGAGGTTATTCCTTTCATTGTGAATGACCTTACAGTGAGAATGAGTGGTGTTGATTACCACTGGGCAGTTGACACTGTTTCTTCAAGTGCTGCTGACACTGTGAATGGTAAGAAGATTGCTGACCTTGAGTACTTCTGCATGGGAGAAAGAGGTGACATCTACAGAAATGTTGGATGGCCTAATGTGGTTCCTACCAAGTACCTTGTCAACCCTGCTGCAAGCTATGATGTAGTTGACATCCAGTTCTTCTGGGCAGGTGATGCAGAGGATGTTCAGAAGTCTCCTAGAACTCTGACCCTCGTGGTTCCTTCTGGAAGTGGTTCAACTCTTGCAAGCAAGATTGCAACAATCACAGGTGTAGCTGTGTCACAAAGAGTGACCAACTAATCACAAATAAGGGGAATCCAAAAGGGTTCCCCTTTTATTTTATCTAACAATCAAGAGATATGTC